GGTTGTAAATTTGGCTCGTTCTGCAATTCAATATCATTTTCGTTGCGTCTGAGCTGCATTTTTGTGATCATATAGTTTAGTATCGCGTGGCAGGTGTTTAGGTTGTCAAGTTCGTTGTCGTTGCCTAAAAATTTGTCCGTGCCTCTAACCTTTGAGATGTTACGAATGTCAACCACCACCACCTCAAAAGTGAAAGTCACAACGCCAGTACTAACGACTGACGATAGTACGTTGATGTTAGCGAGTGGAAATATATTCTTTTTCACGTTGTCGATTATGTCCGTGCCTTGAGTGATTGTGTTAAGGAGCGGCGCACTTTCGAGCGTGGTTTTTATGTAGTCTATTGCTTGGTAAAATGTTCTCATTTCATTTGTTTTTTAATTTGTTTGGCTTCCTCCAAAGACTCATCGATTAAGTAAGATAGTAGCGTGAGTGATTCATGAAGAGGCTCTTTTCCCACATCTCGAACGTGGATTCTAAGTTCTCGCGACAATCTAACAAAGCTTTGATACCAACCCCAGCGTTCTCCAAAATTTCCTCCAAATTCAGTCCCTCCCTCGCTGCTTTGGCCTCCAAATGCAATAGGGTATTGCTCAACAATTCCTTGTTTAAAGTCCAAAAAAAAAGCATCGAGCCAACCACAACATCCATTGTGACATCCTTATAAAAATCAGCCTTGCTTTCGTCGCCATCGTACTCTTCAATCTCATAAAATTCGCCTGCTTTTCGTTTAATAGGTCTATAAAGTACCGACATTAATAGCGGTATATTTTCGTCAGTTCCGAGCAGCGTGTCAATCGTTGCGTGTTCGCCGAGTGTAATCTTATCAAAGTTCGGAATGAATCCGTAGTTAACGCCATTCATTTTGAACGTGCGAACGAGCTTCGGTTTTTGATCCAAAACTTTTGCAAGAGTCTCAATAATATCAGTAAAATCATTAACAGGTATTTTCATTACATCGGCCACCGTTAGGTTGCAAAATATCGCTACCATTTGAATGCAAACAAATGTCTCATCGTCGAGGTTGTCCTTTAATACCTTTTGGTATCGTGAATATTGAGACAATTTTATCTCGCTTAGTGATGTTGGAATAACTACTCTCATACTTATATAACTGAAAAATGTGGTTTTGTTTATTTTTTGTACCCGCTTGGGTGTCATTTTTGGAAAAATTCATGCACTTATACCTTTTCGGGTGTCCGCTATTGTATGCAAAAAGTGCATATTCGTATCAAATAACCTACGTTATGATAACTTTTCGCGCTTTTCTTATCGAAAGGCCCATCATAGCAAAGTAGCGCATCGCATCGATGGCGTGATTGTATTCTCCGATTGGGACATTTAGTCGCTTTCCTGTTTTGTCAGTATCCCAAGAGTAATTGCGCAGCTCTTTAATTAGGTTGGTGCTTTGCTTTGTGACCAGCAAGTCCTTCTCCTGCAATACCGATATTCCGAAATTGATTGAATCGGCCCCTTTTACCACTGGCTTAATGTTAAAACCCGCTCGGCGTATCTCCTCGATTGACTTCGGCTCGGCTGAGTCGGCCCAAATCGGTAGGCGTTTGTCTTGCTTCATTAATCGAATGATGTCCGAGTTGAGCAAAGAGGTCGAGTAAATCATTTCGTCGGCTATTATTTTGCCATTGTACTCGTATACGGCGATCATTGCAGTTGGGTCGTTTGAGTAGCCGAAATCGAGGCCACAACCTAAAAATTTTGCCTCTTGTGGGATTGTGTCTATTTGTTCCCAATTCGGGAACACAACGCCCTCAAGTGAACCGAGTTGACCGAGTCCGTAAACGTTATACCAGTTCGCCCAAAAAGTTGAGGTCTTGGCTTTCTCTTTTGCTTTGAGGATAAAATTTAAGGCCGACTCAGGGCAAGCCTCGTTGTCTTCGTAGTTCACAATTAAGAAGTCCACGTCGTGGTCGTTCATTAAATCGGTGTGAAACCAAAACTCGTTGACTGGATTCCAATCCAAATAAACGCCTTTTTTAGTACGCGAGGCGAGTTCGGTGTACGCGTGGAAGGTCATATTATTTGCCTCGTTCATGTACAAATAATCACGCCTTGCGCCTCGTAGTTTTGAGTCGTTTTCTGCGCTAAAAAATTCGATTGCTGAGTTGTTGGCAAAGGTGTATTTGAAATCGGTCGCGTTCCATCGCTGCGGATTCCATCGACCTGTTAACACCATTATTTTTTTGAAGTCTTTTATTGCCCCTCTTTTGAGGTGGGGTATCGACTCCGCTACAACCGAGATTTCGAGAAGCTCGGTCTTGCAGCATAAGTCAATAAGTATTGGAAGGATTCCGAAGGTCTTGCCCGCTGAGGTGCCTCCTTGTATTCCTTTTGTGAATTTTGTTAGTCCTAAGACCTTATTTATTACTGTTGTTCGTACAAACATCGGGAAATAGTGGTTGCTCTTGGTGCGTTGTGATGTCTTGATATACTCTATCGGAGTACTTCTTTGGGTGCAATTTTGCAACGATCCATTTTCGAGCGTCAATTTTTAAGCGGTCACGTTGCACCACATTCGCTCCAGTGAATGGAGTGTGGTCTTCGTCGGAGTGATCAGCGATGTCGATAATATCCTCAAAGATAACGTCAGCTCGGATTTCGCACGCGCGCACGTATCTTTTTGCTTTGTCTTCGTCTGCTTCCAACCACTGATAAAATGTTGCAGTACTTGGGAACTCTTTACGTCTTAAAATCGAGATAAGTGAGTTTCCTTGCTCTATTTCTCTTAAGATTTCGTCGAAAGTTTCGTCTATTTGTTGCTGGGAGTAAGCCATTGTCCTATGATTACTTGATTAACTGGTATATTTTTATCGGTTAATATCTTAAAATCGCGGTATTCCTTGAGTTTTAAAATATCGTATAGATTGGGTGCAAGCCAAAGCTCGTTGTGAGTAACGTATTCGGGTTTGTTGTCGATTAATTTGTCTAAAAATTCACACAATAGACCGAACTGGTTATCCTCCATAATTCGATAGTTTGTTGAGATCTTTTATAATTTGCTCGTGTACTTTGGAGCAGGTTGGGCAATTGCTATTGTCTAAACCAAAGTATTTGAGATATAAGGCGTTTAAATAGGTCACGTCGTCTAAGTTTAACTCAGTACGTTTTCCATCGATTACACGTTGCCCTTTAGGATCAAGGAAGCTTTTAAACGATTCTTTGTCTTCTGCTGACATCTCACTTTTAACTCTTTTAAAGTTAAATAAACGATTCAGTCCGAATTGACGCTCTTTGCAACCTTGACAAGGCTCAATGCCAACTGAGTTGGTTATGTTAGCGATTACATCGCCAAGACCTTGAATTTCTTTTTTAGTCCTTCTTTTTGCCATAAATTTTTGATTTTACCATCTTATTGATCCGATGGATTGTTTGAATATGTATGCCTGTTTGTCGGCTGAGTTCACGCTGACCGACCAAAGTTGATAGCTCAAACATTGTGCGCTCATACCAGGTTAAGCCTTTTATAAGGGCCTTGTAATCGATTGGCTCGATATAGTCTCCATCGTCTAAGATTTCGATATTACTAAAATCGACTATTAAATCCTTTTGTTGCTTAGTATAGTCATAGAATAAGTTTCTTAATACTGTATAAATATACCCATCTTTGATTAGATTGGTATTATTATATAGTTTTAAGTACATTTCCTGCACTAATTCGTCAGCCAAATCCTTGTCTTTGCAAATTTGGAAAGCCATCTTGCGCCATTGTGCGTCTTTTTTGGCTAACTCTGCCAGTATCATAACCGCATTGGATTAAAATACTCCGACAAAAACAAGAGCAAAGCGTCGTTATTCTCGACATAGTAGACTGTCCCTTGCACTACAATACAAATTTCGCTTTCGTTCTCGATCCAGTATCCGTTGATTGCGTCAACCATTACCCGAAACTCCACAAATGATCCGCCCATTCCAAGAGTGTCATCCTCTTGCTCAAGCCACATCTGCGTACTAATCGTGTGTGGTTTTACCATATCGCTACAAAACTACTAAATATTTTGATACTAAGTTACTTTTTATCTCAATTATTTCTCCTGTATCTATATAACGGCAAAAAGCGGTATTGTAACACAGTCCGCTAATATAAAACTCACGCCCTTGCTTATTGATGTGTATTGGTGCGTTGATTGGCACCTCAAGACCTTTGTATATTTTAGAGCCTGCTCTCATTGTTTAAATTTTAGTTTTGTCTCGTGGTGTATTATTTCGCGGTCGAGGTAGTGCATCGCTTTGCGTAGGTCCTCAAGGTGTGCGCCTTTGCGTCTCGCCCTTACGATGTACTTGACTGCATTCCCCTCGTTAAAGTTGAGGTCGTAATCCTTAATGATGTCGATAACATCGTATTGCTGCTGGTTGTCGTAGTGTTTTGGTGTCATATTATTTAAAATCAAAATATGGGTTTTCCGTGTAATAAATAGTATTTTCTTTTATTCTGCCATCAAAATATATTTGTATTCCTTTATAAGCTGTTATTTTACATTCAAAAGATTTAGAACAAACAAAAACATAATCAATAAAATCAAAGTCTTTTGGTATTATATTAAGTATTTTATCAAGTTCAAATATTAACTTCTCTTTTGGTGTCATAATAGCTCTATTTCTTGTTGTACTTCATACCAATATGATTCTAATGCTGAATAACATTGTTTTAATACCTCATCAACTGCAATCATAGCGCATTGTTTTGCTCTATCTAAACAATCTTCTTGCCCTAATTTCCATTGAACGCTTGGGTAAAATTTATATACTAATTCTTTTGCTTTCTCTTTTGGTGTCATATTATTTAAAATCAGTCTCAAAGTCAGTCCATATTTTTACAATCGCCCCTGCGGCTTTTAGTTCCTCAATGCGCAGCTCTTGAATTGGCGATAGCTTCCCGCCTTCGCGTTTCACTTCGATAAACATCGCCTTGCCGTATTTGATTGCCAGTAGGTCGGGGATGCCGTTGGTCGATGTCTTAATGAGTTTGGTCACATACCAACCGCGCTCGATTAGTTTGCGTTTAATTTTCGTTTGTATCTGCTGCTCGGTCATATTCCTTGTAGTTTTTTATACCATTCTAATAATTGTCTAATACTTTCTTTTGTATAATAATCTGATATCTGATAAACAAAATCAACGATGAACTCTTCAGACATTTCTTTTTTTAGTGCCATAGTTATAAAAGTTAAACAAGCCAATAAATTGGCATGAAAAAAAACACCCCTCAATTGACCGCCAAGTGCAAAAGAAGGGTGTTGTTAGTTGTGTGTTTTCTCTTGGCGGTGGTCAAATATATTAAAGTTTTTTAAATATCGCAAGAGTGAAGTCTTTTTTTTGTTGCACGGTTTTGTAAATATCGTATTCGATTCCGCCTTTTGAGAATATCCAAAATACCTCGTTCTCTTGTCGTTGCATTGTGGTCATTCGATCACGGCTTTGCCAGTAACTCGTCGCACTAAAATCGATGTTATAATAAACCAAATACTTCGCATTTTTTAAACTCACCCCTTCCCTGCCGCTGACTATCTGAAGCGCGATGTTTTTATCGGTTGCATCAAACTCCTCGACTGAATTTGTCAAGTAATCGGCTCCAAATACTTGCAGGAGCGCATCCCATTCGGCCTTAAATTTATAAAAGATTGCGATTTTCTCGCCTTTAAACTTCTCCTTTATAAACCTGGCCTTTGAGTCGTCAATTACTTTGCTGCTGCCATCCTCAAACTTACACGTGCCACTTGACAGTTGGTGCAATTTTTGTAGCAATTTTACCCCCGTGTCCCCTAAAATGACCTGCCCTTGTCCGTTGCGAACGATTAAGTCCTTTTTAAGTCGTCGAATGACCTCGTAAGTGATTGGCTGCATCTCGCACTCCAGCACCATCTCGTTGACGCTTGTCGTAAAGCCTGCCTCTTTTTGTGTGAAAGTTATAATAAACGGACGTGTGGATCTTCGTACGAGATTCTCTTTTGCGTTTGAGTAGTCCTTGACAACGGCATAGCCTAAGCGTTTTTCCTTTATGTCAACGTACTCAGCGGCCCACTTATAAAAGTTCGCATAATTTTTATAGGGCGAGTAATCACTTACCCAAAATTGATGAAACCATTGCGAGTAACTCTCGGGCGTTGGCGTACCGCTTAGGAATATCATCGGGAGCTTACTGAAACGCTTTTTAAACTCTTTAGCCGTTGCGTTCGGTTTAGGGAATGCACCGTATTTGTGATGCTCGTCTGAAATTACAATATCGAAATCATTGTCGAGTATTTTATGCAGGCTTTCCGTGTTTATTATTACAATCTCAAAGTCAAATCCAAAATTAAAGTGATCACGCTCAATGCTTGAAACCGCCTTTTTTTTAGTTACAAATAAAACTTTTTTAGCACCAAATAGCCTGCACGTTTCCAAAGCTATTGCAGTTTTACCAATTCTCACTTCGCAGCAATAATAAACTATTTTCTTATTTCGTAAAATCTCAACGCCTTCCGTTGCTAATTTTGACTGATATGGACGTAGCTTCATTAGAAAAATCGGTATTGTTTAACTGCATTAAGTTCGTTTTTATAATCCTCATTCCAATACTCCTCATCGTCACCAATATCATAACCAGATATATAAAACGGCTCATATTTACTATTAGGACAAAAAATTACAGGTTGATAGTCATCTCCATATAATCCATAACACGCGCTTACTTCGCTAATTGATGGAAATGGAACGGATAAAACAAGTAATTGTTTTGGACATTGATTATACCTTTTTACATTATAGTCATCATTAAACCAATCTAAATTTGGTTTAATTTCAACAAACAAATCGTATTTTTTTAAATAAAAATCGGGAGTATAATTTCCTGCATTTAACTCAAAACATTCGGGCTCATAAACCCAATTTAATCCGCAGGCATCAAAGAAAATTGCCCATCTTGCCTCGAGTGTACTTCTAAATTTTACACCGTTATAAACTTGCTCTTTTGCTTTAAAAGTATAATTCATCGTCTTGAGTTTTAAAATTTTCGTTTACAATTTCAAACCATCGGTCTCCGTTTGATTTGCCTGTTAAGTATTTATAATCATAAAATTTGCAATAATGTTCAATCCATTGTGTGAAACGTTTTTGAGATAGCTTGTAAGTTCTAAAATCGGGATATTCATTTACAAAATTTTCGTAATAATTTTGTTTAATGCAGCGAACGTTAAACTCGATATTCTCATTTTTGCCATCTTGATCAGGCCTGCTCCATTCGTAAAACTCAAAGCAAGTGTTTTTGATAAATTTGCGAACTTCCAAGTTTTTAAAATCGTGCTTAGTCAATCCATTTTGCAAATAAAATTGAACGCAAGTAATCATAAAATTGTCAAACTTCAACCACTCCTCAGCATCCCAATCGTCAAACAATAAATGCCCAAACTCATCTACTGGAGTGTGTTTAAAACTAAAATAGTCGCTCATCTCAACTTCAAACTTTCGACGCTCAAACGATCCTCCAACACCTCCAACGGTGTAATTGGTTGTTATAAGTATTTTTGGGCTCTTTGTTACAGGTAATTTTATAGCGTCTTGGCCTTTATACTCAAGTGTAATCCCTTCGGTTATCAAAGAAAATAAGCTTTCAAAATTAAAGTTCTTTTTTACGTCGTCAAATACAAGTATTTGCGTGTCGGTTGATACGGTTTGATAAGGAAATGACTTTGTAAATTCAAAAGTTTTGCCATCAATCGAGCTTACTTTTTTCATTTGAGCAAGCGCGTTCCAAAATAAACCCTTGCCGCTTCCTCCATTTGGATTTTCAGAGATTGTCTCATCGTTAAAAATAATCGCTTTATTGTTCGCTGAGGTTTTAAACGAATGCAATAGGTAACCAATAACCGATTTGAATGAGTTATATTTCTCAGCATCTTGCCCAGCAATAAGCCAAAGGAATTTTCTAAACGTTGAGCTATGGTGGTCGCTTTCAATATACTCTCGGTTTATGATTTGACGCTTCCAAACAAAGCCATCTAAGTCAATATAATCTATTTTTGATATATCGGTGTCAGTCACTCGCACAACGCAGTTGTTAAAGTATAAAAAGCACTCCTCTTGCGTGTCTTCTTTTATATTTACTTCAGTTGATTCAAGCAAAGCAAGGAAATCACTTTGAAAGTATTTATTTGACGATGCCATAAAGTCGTAAGGAGTAAAGCCAATATCGTCCCTGGAGAGTAAATTGTTCAATACAAAATCTTTGATCCGTTTCTCGCTTGTCTCCTCAACCAAATTTTGCTCAATTTTTATAAAAGTAAACGTACTGGTGTTAGTCGGGAAATACTTATAAAAATTATTTTGTTGTAGCCAAAATTTAAACTTATGCGGCTTTAAAGATATGCGCCCCTTGTCATTGTATTCCCAAAAGTCAGAGACGCTTATTTCTTCCTTTATTTCATCGATGCATTTTTCAACGTCTTTTTTATCAAATTCAGAATTGGACTCGATTACCTCCTTGCGATTTTTACCGCTTCGTATTTGCTTCTCAATTTTCTCTTTTACGGTTAAATCCTCAAAAAATTTAGTCCCAAAATTAGCCGTTTTTTTATAGGCTGAATTTAAAATAGTGGCTATTTCTTTTCGGTCAAAATCTTGGCTCTCAAATTGGAACAACGTTTGTTCTGCAACTGACCTATTGATTCCAAAATCGTTGAAAGCTGCGGCCAATTTATATACGTTGTTATTTCTATTCCCATTTGATAAAGGGAATTTTTTATCAAACCATTTTAGCAGGTTATTAATAATGATATTGTCCGACTTAACTGCTATTGAAACCTCATAACTTCCAACATCAACTAAGTCAGGTGCCTCGATTTTGTCCCAAAGTTTTGACTCTTTATTCAAATACAAATCAGGATCGTAAGACTCGAAGCAAAATCGGCTCACATCACTACCTGAGTCATCCCAATTAGAATGATTAAAGTAATTTTTAAGGGCCTTAAAATACTCCTTATGATTCTCAATTGATGCTGGTATTTTAACCAACGCTTTTACTCCTTTACCGCTTGGAGAAATCCAAGTCGCAAAAATAAACTCGTCATCGGAAATCGAGTCTCGGAAATTGATAGCATCATGATTGGAATTGAATTTGTCAAAATCCAAAATAATCAATCCCGAATGTTCTTTGATTCCTGTCAAAGACCGATATTCAAAAACACCGTTAAAACATACACCAGGAAGTTTGGATTTGTTTTTGTCATACTCCTCTTTTGGCATCGAGCGAAGTTGCTCAACCATCTCTTTGCTCTTACCTTGTTTTATCCTTTCAAGGCAAAAGAAAACGTCTTTGGTAAAACCATTGGAGACGTCAGTAGCTTTTTTGTAAATAGTTACATTCATAAATTAAAAAATAAATCCCTTCGGTTTCGTTGTGGTGGCAACTACTCCCGAAAGGATTAAATAAAATGTCTTCAAATATATCGTATCCACCAATACAATACTCAGCAAATATATAATTTATTTTAATACAAAAAACAAAATCAAAAAAAATAAATGTGCCCCGTACTAAAGTATATGATTTTCAGCGTTTTAACATACTTTAGGGCGTTAGGGCACATTGAAACCCAATTTTTTAAAAAAAAAAATTATTTTAAAAAGTGATTATTTCTATATAATAAAGTAGGGCCTTTTAATGTGCCCTAAAGCACTTTCGTATAAATAAAAAAAGCGATCCGAAGACCGCTTTTCCAACTATTTAACCAAATCAAAATCAAAAATCCAAATCGTCTGCGTCAACCTCAACCTCAATCTCGGCTATAACTGGCTCCGATTTCGTGAGGTAACTTTTTAAATAAGCCTCCAAAGTGTTAAACGCTTCGTCTGCAAGGTCGGCATCGGCTCCATCAAGTGAGCAAAGATAACCGAATACTGGTGTTGTATATTTAACGCTGCCTTTTTTAGCCTCGTCAAATCCAACTACTGAAACCCACTCGTCAACCAATCGGCTTTTACTCTTTGCGGTAAAATCGCCCCACGTTTGACATGCTGCACCTTTGAGTTGAATGTTTGCAATCTCTCCACCCTCAAGCATTATATAAATACTCTTAACGTAGTGACCGCCTGCGGCCTTTGCTTTCTCTTTGATGTCTTTATAAAGACCTCGCGCAATCTCGTTGCCTTTGAAAGGCTTAACGATTAACTCATCCTTTGAGATATATTTAACCTCGTTAGAATAAATCCCGCTTTCGGTTGCGTCGTTCCAACCTTTTACGGTGTGGAGTTCGTCGAGAACTAAGAATTTAAACGGAAGCTCAACGCTCACGTTTGTCTTTGTCTCTTTGTCGTAGTAAGCAAACGTTTTCTCGTTGCTTTTCCACTCGAAAAATTTTGTTGCTGGGTTTGTTGTTGGCTGCGAGAATGCAGCTCTGCGGTTTGAAGTACTCATAATATTATTGTTTTTTGTGGCACGAAATGAAGCAGCTCGAGCCTTGCTGCGGTTATTATGATGTTGCTAAATTACTGATTTATATTTATCTGACAAAATTTTTTTGTATAAATCGTTAACTCGTTCCGAATTTACCCCTCTATTGTAGTAAAATCGCATTACTCTTTTGATTCTCGTTAAAGGTGTGATATTAGCCATCCTGTTGCGGTTATGATTATTAAAAATGCAGCCGCCTCAATCGCAGCTCGCGTCACAAAGATCAACTCTTTTTTGTTTTGTGGTTTCATAAGTATCTATTAAATTAATAATTTGTTGCATTAACTCCTCGTCGTTTATTGGATTTACTCTTTTAAGCATCATAAAATACGGCGAGTACTGATTGATTAACTGAAGTCTTAACTCCTCAAGGTCGGGCCTTCTAAACCTCACATCGCTATCGTATAGTCGAACGTTATACAATACCGTTGCGTGATCATAGGGCCTATGTTCTCGAATTATATCCCGAACATCAACGAGTTTATACTTTAAATCTATTCGTAAAATGTAGCAAAATAATGCGCGTACATCAACGACTGGCAGCGTGCGACCATTCTCGAACACGTCAATAGTTGTGGCGTGTTCGATGTTGGCTGCTATCTCTTTGGCCCTACGAAAGCTCATACAAATCGCTATAACGGTATGAATTTGTAAACCCTCCCCAGTCAACCACGACTGGAAGCTCTTGCGTTCTGCGTTTGTCCTTTGACTCGTTGCCTATTTCGACAACTGTTCCGTATTTGTCGCGCGGGTTGTGTCTGTCTTCCAATGCTGCGAAAATACTTGTCTCTCTTAATCTTACTTTTTTTCCTACTTCCATTTTTTTATTTTTTAAATTGATTAATTAATTTTTATAAACTTTTTTGTAAGCCTCTTTTATTGCTGCACATATGAATAACAATAATAATAAACTATCAAATAATATTACACTCAATCTAACCCATTCTGGTGTTGGAAATATAGTAGGCGCAATTATTATTAAAACTCCAAATCCTGTACATATCCATATTATTAGTAAACTAAATCCTACTATACCTACTATAAATTCTAATATAGGAGATATCAATACCCAAAAAAATTCTAAAAATTTTTTCATTGCTTAAAATTTAAGAGTTATACTTGATTTGCGTGGCGTTACCGATACTTGAGGTACCTCGTTACCATACGCGTCGAAAATTGTTTGTGTTTGTTTAAGGGCTAATTTGAGCAGCTCCTCGCGCTCTTTAAGGTCGGCCTTAAGTGCTTGATAAATCGGATCGTCCGAGTAGTTGATTGTCTCGCCGCCGTTCACTGGTGTAAACTCAACGCCGTAGCAAGTCATTTTCTCCTCAGGCAGGTGCTTACGCATTTCGGCGTCGGCTGAGTTTACGACCTCTTTGAGTCGGCAAATGTTCGCCATAAACATATGTTTGTCAACGTCTCCGCTCTCGATTACGTTATCGACCATTCGCTTGCCAGTGAGGATTGCGTCTTTTTTTGTAAACGATGGCTCGTACATCGTGATTAGTTCTTCTGAATTTTCAAGGAATAGTTTTGCAGTTGCTCCCATTTTTAGTTAAGTTTAATATTAAACTTGTCAATCGATATATACTTTCGTACAATGTCTGCCGTTTATTTTTGGTTTTCTTGTTTTGCAGCGGCATCAGCAGCAGCATCAGCAGCAGCAGCATCAGCAGCA